TCAGCTGTGGGCGGCCGGTACGGATTCGGTACGACTCAGGTCCAGCGCCGCGTCCAGCAGCCCCCGCGTGCTGTCGCGCTCGTCGCCCGGCCAGTACCCCAGGTACGTCTCCAGCGTGACCGACGGTGATGCGTGACCGCAGGCCATCTGCACCGTCTTCACATTCTTCCCGCCGTAGATCAACGCTGTCGCGAAGTAGTGCCGCATCGACCGCAGAGTCAGCAGATCCGCTGGGATCTTCGCTTCCTCACACGCCGCTCGCCACACCTTGGACCAATCGGTCCGCCGAAACGGCTTGTTTGTCGGGCCAGGGAACAAGAGGTGCGCAGTACGCCACCTCGGTTTGTGCGGGTTGGTCTTGTCGAGAACCTCGCAGGGTTTCGGCGGAAACTCGGCGATGTGCCGCGACAGCATTTCCTGAACCAGTGTCGGCAACTCGGTAGTACGGTACGAGGTCTCGGTCTTTGGGGGCGCGAGAAAGGGAGCCCCCTTCGAGAGCTCCGCAAGTTGGTGCGACACGCGGGCTTCCCGTCTGAGGAAGTCGACGCCGTCCAGCTCCAGGCCCATGATCTCCCCGGAGCGCCATCCGCAGCCGGCCGCGAGGTACACCGCTGCCCTGTAGCGCCTGGGCACCGCGGCCGCGAGCGCGTGCACCTGGTCGACCGTGGGCAGGTCGTAGATCCCCTTCGGCAGTGGCGGCAGCGCGACACCCCTGCAGGGCGACTCCCCGATGATCCTGTCGAGCACGGCCTGGGCGAACAAGGGGTGCACGGCGGCCGTGTAGATCTTGTGGATGGTCGACGGCGCGAGGGGCTTGTCCAGCGTCAGACACCTCTGCACCCATCGCTTGATCGTCCCGGACCGCACCGCGGACATCGCCATCCCACCGAACACCGGCGCCACGTGGAGACGGTGCGCGCGCTCCACTTCCTCCTTTGAGGACTCGCGCAGGAGCAGGCCGGCTCGGAAGAGCACGGCGTACTCGTTGACGGTGATGCGGCCGCTGGCGGGGTCGAGGTACGCGCCGCGTCCGATCTGCGCGCGGATCTCCGCGTCGAACGCCTCAGCCGGAGCCTTCTTCGCGAACGCCTCGGTCCGGACGCGGCCGGTGTCGGGATCGTCCCACGACACACGCCACCGCTTCCCGCGTCCGTGTCGCGAAGAGGGGACAGGCTTGCCGGTGACGGGGTCCCGGTCCTTGCGGTACCAGAGGTCCTGTACTGCCACGTGCCGCTCCTGTTGAGGTCAGGTGCTGGAGTTCATCGGACGACGCGCAGGCGCGTCGTGGGGGGTGGTGGGCCACAGTCGCCGACTGCTCGGTTCCACGCGGGCGTGCCGTCCGGCGCCACCACGATGGTCTCGCCCGCGCACAACAGGCGCAGGCCTTCGGCCAGGGCGTCCCGCTGCTGCTGCGGGGTCAGACCGGGACGGACCCAGATCGTGGTGGTCCTGTGGTCGACGACGAGGTAGTCCCCGCCGTCGAGCGGAGCGACACGGAGAGTGACGGAACCGAGCAGGCTTGCGGCGGCGTAGCCATGAGCGATTAGCGCGTTTGGGTCCGTGGTCACCCAGATACCATGAGCATTCGGGCGGAATAACGCGAGTTACTGACGGGTATTCGCCCGTATGTTCTAACTGACTCACTGTAACGAGTGCAGCACGAGAACTCACGGTGTCGTCCACCGTGGTCAGCCCTGCTCCCCTCCGTTCCCCCATTGAGACGCTCGCCTCTCGCTCAACGAGTCGCTGCCCACTTCGTAACGCGACGGATCGGCGGCGATCTCCTGGCGGGTGGGTGGGCGCACGTCCGCTTGCGCTCCCGGCCGGTCCGCTCTGGTGGCCTCCAGCCTGCGGGCCAATTCGCGCAGCAGGGCTTGGTTCGTCAGCTGGCTCGTGTCGAGGAACTGGATCGCCACCGGTTGGTTGAGGTCGTCGGGGGAGAGGAAGCCGGCGGCCAGGTAGACCTGGAGCAGTGGCAGGTCTAACCCCTTGGCCACCGTCTTGGCCAGCTCGATCGTCGGCACGCTCCCCTTTCGCCAGTTCACCAGGCGCGGCTGCAGGATGCCCGTGTGCCGCTCGAAGTCGGCGCCGGTCCACCCACGCCGATCCAGCTCGCCCTGGATGAAGAGCCACCAGTCGGTGGGCTGCGCCTCGGCCTGTGACATGGCGCGATCTTAGTTCTGTAGTTGCAACCTGCCCAGGTCAAGGGGGGTGAGCATCGCGCCACACGAGTGACGGGGAGGCATCGAGCCGACGCGACTTGCAGTCTTTCTAGAGCGAAAGACTTGCATCCGTAGAAGCAGTGTGCCTACTCTTTCGTCAGCGAAACCGCTTTCGCCGAAGGAAGAAGGTGATGACGATGGCGACTTCCCAGGACACCGATCTGGCGACTGAGCAGCAGACGGTGCCGCACACCATCAGGCTGCGGCGCTCCGCGCTGCAGAAGGCGATGGCCGTCGCCGGCATCGAGCTGATGTCCACGCTGCAGCGCCGAGCTGGCCTCAGCAGGTACGGCCTCGACCGCGTCGTGCGGCGTGGAGCAGCGCCCGGCGCGAAGTTCATCGGTTCCATGCTGACGGCGTTGCCCGGCACGACGTTCGAGGACCTCTTCGAGCTCGTGCCCGAGGAGGCCGTCGGCTGCGACGAGGCGGCGTCGGCATGAGCGGGCGCCGGACCGGCACGGTCACCACGATCGAGAAGCGCCGTCCGCTCGCCACGCCCCAGCAGGTGAGCGAGTACCTGCAGATCCCCGTCGCGACGTTGAAGGACTGGCGCGTCAGCGGGCGCGGCCCGCGCTACCGCAAGGTCGGCCACGCCGTTCGCTACCTCTGGGCCGACATCGACGCCTACGTCGAGTCCGCGTCATGACTCCCGACGACGAGAACCGCCCGCGCACCGGCGGCATCCGGCGCGACCGAGCGGTCCTCGCGATGACGAACACACAGGAAGGCACCCACATGTCCGAACACCACGACGGTACCGCCCACGGCGGCACCCATCAGCTCGACACGGCTCGACTCGCCGTGATCGACGCGTTCCGCGCGATCACGATGCTGATCACCCCGGTCGAGGAGCACGGTGCGGGCCTGCCCGTACCGATCGGGATCGGCTTTACCCGCGCGATCAGCGAGCGTGGACCGATCCGGGTCACCCTCAGCAGCCTCGTCGGAACGGACGGCTTCCTGAGCTGGATCGAGTGCCTCGAGGACCCCGGCCCGGTGGTGCTCAGCGAGTACTCCTACGTCCAGGTCACCGGCAGGCTGCCGATGGGGCAGCAGCTGAGGATCGAAGCGCCGATGGGCCAGTCCGACCTGGAACGGTTCGGGCTGATCGAGCCGCTCGCTGCGCGGTCGTCGGTGACGGTGGCCGAGCTGCGTGAGCGTGCCCAGAACGTCATGTCCGACCTCGGTGAGCGTGCCGCGAACACGATGCGGGGTGAGCTTGGTGTCTGATGCGCCGACGCAGGCTGCGCGCCTGCTGCGCCTGGCGTGCCACTACGAGCAGCACCCGAGCCTGACGCCGCTGCTGATCAGCGTCGCCGACGGCCTGTCGTGCATCGGTGACGAGGTCAGCGACGGTCCCACGCTGTTGGAGTGGGCGCGGTCGATGAGCAACTCGATCGGCCAGGTCAAGAACTACGACGAGGACGGCGAGACGCTCGTCGCGATCTGCGGCGGCATCGAGGGCGAGTCCGAGGTCGTCTGGGGCTCGTGCCCCGGTCTGGTCGACTACTGCGAGGTCGACGTGGCAGACGGCCGCGTGCCCCTGCCGATCGACGTGCTCGCCGAGTACGTCGACTACGTCAGGACCGTCATGCCGCGCCCGATGATCGATGTCGAGCTGCCCGAGTGCGACGTGGCGGGTGACCGATGATCCGCATCAGGCTGACCTACCAGCCCCCCGTCCCCCGTTCGCCGATCCTGACGTGGCTCGGACGTGCATCCCTGTGCGCGTTCGCGCTGGCCATCACGTTCTGGTTCGTCGCCATGCTCCAGCCCTACCTGGCCGTCGCCACCGCGATGACCTGGCTGGTCAACGACGGCCAGCCGATCACGCTCGCGATCGGCGCGCTCGGAGTGATCGGCATGGCCCTCAGCCACGTTCTGAGCGGTGCCAGCCCGGCCGCGCCGAGCAACGAACGCCCGGTCGAGGTCCTGGACTCGCTGGGGTTCCTGTGGGACGTGCACGCAGACGGCACCGCCTCGTGCCGTCTCGCGCCGCACGTGGGCACCACGTGGACGCTGGCCGAGGTCGAGTCCGAGTTCGGGCCACTGACCCCGACCCGGTTCGTCACCGGGGAGGTCCGGTGAACCGCCCCGCTCTCAGCACGCTGACCAACGACCTCGTCGCGGCGGCGAACCGCACGAGCATCGTGGTCAACGAGACCGCCGACGCCGTCGCCGAGCACGTGCAGGACCTGCGTTCGGAGGAGTTCGCCCACGCCACGGCCCACGCGACGTTGCGCGCCATCGAGCGGCTGGTGTCACTCGTCACGAGCTGGAGCGCACAGGCCGACGTGATGGACCAGGCCGACGTCCTGCCCGGCGACAGCGGCCCGGACGTGCGCCGACGCGCGTTCGCGCAGGCGGCCAGTGAGCTGCACGCCGCGATCGTCGAGATCGTCACCGACGCCCAGGCCGCTGTTGCCGAGCGGCTGCAGACCTCTTCGGACGGTGAACAGTGAGCCGGCCCAACTACAACATCCGCACCAAGCGCGTCAGCGCTGGGCCGGTCAACGTGGCGCCCGCGGTCGCACAGCGGGCGGTCGTGGCGACGGCGGCCTACGCCACGGACGCCGACGACCTGACCGAGCTGCTCGCCGCGCTCGGACTCCGCCCCGAACAGGGCCGCCCGCAGGGAGGCAAGGCGTGAAGGAGCACATCGTCCAAGGGCTGCCCCAGGAACTGGTGGACCGCGTCCTGGAGCGCGCCACCAGGCTCAGCACGATCGAGCCCCTGCTCGTCGGCGGCCGCGGGATCGGCCGTGCGGAGTGGCGCGGCAGCGCGACCACCTTCGTAGTTGAACCGGTCCAGCCCGGCGACACCACCGTTCGGATCGGCGTGGTCAACGCCAACGTCGCCTACGTGGCGGCCCAGCTGCAGGCGCAGCAGCTCCGCGAACTGGCGGTCGCTCTGCTCGTGCGCGCCGACTTCGTCGACACCGCGAGCACGGCCGCCGTCCGCGTGGTCGACGCCGACCCGCCCCGCGAGGGCCTGGTGTCTGCGGTCACCGCGACCCTCGGCGCCCTGGCCGAGGACACCGGCCCCGACGACGTGGCGCCCGACGAGATCCTGGTCCACGAGTACGTGATCCACCTGCGCGACACGGGTCGCCTGGGCTACCTCGCCGCTTCGGACGAGTGGAGCGACGGTGCCATGCCCTTGCCGGCTGTGCTCCAAGACGCCGCGCACGACCTGTGGCGAAACGGGCAGACCGGCAACGGCGACCTGACGCCCGAGGACCCCTCCTGATGGTGGTGTGCGCGGCGCGCTTCCTCCGCCGCGCACACCACCGCACTGCCGTCTCTCACAGTTCAAGGAGGTCGCCGTGGACACCACGCACAACCCCCCGCCCACGGGCGACCAGCCAGACCTGATCCCCACCGGCCGCTTCGAGTGGGAACGCGTCGTGGCCAGGATCGAGATGCCCAAGCCGGTGAAGCTCGTCGCGCTGCTGATGGCGATGACCGCCGACCCGGACGGGTCACGCGTCCGTCCCGGACAAGCGCTGCTGGCGGCCGAAACCGGCGACTCCGAGCGCAACGTCGCGCGCATCCAGAAGGTGTTGCGACAGAAATTCGGCCTGCTGGAACTGGTCTCCCGCGGTGGCGGTCGGGGCGGCACCGGCAAGACCGCGGAGTACCAGCTGACGATCCCCACCGATCTGCTGGAGCGCGCGACGCTGATCGGTCCCCACGGACCGCTCGTGACACGGGGGAAGCAGCTCCACATCCCCGTATCACCGGACATCCAGACGTCACCTGAAACCAGCACCGCCGGTGTGGACAACAACGATCGACCGGACATCCAGACGTCATCCCGATCTTCTGTAGACGACTCGATTGACCGGACATCCAACGGTGCTCCGGAGGGATTGACCGGACATCCAGACCTCATTGACCGGACACCTGGATGTCCGACTACCAATGACCAACCACCTAACTACTCACCAACCCCTGGTCCTGACCCAGCGGAACCACCGGACGCGCACGGGGACGCGAACGCCGTGAACGACATCCCTGAGCCGAAGAAGTGCGCATCCCACGGTCTGGCGGCAGGACGCCGGGCGGACGGCCTGCCCAAGTGCGCGCTGTGCCGCCGCCAACTTCGTGGCGGCGGCGGCCGAGTCATCCAGCTCCGCGCCATCCCGTCGGCGCTGTAGACCGCCAAACCGGCTGAGAGCGCCGCTACGCCTCCAGCACCACCAGGTTGGGGGAGCGAGTCCATCCCGGCCCGCATAGATCGACTCCGGGGCAATCAGGCCCCGCCAGACCCACATCACCCGAAGGGGATGCACAAGTGCGTGGACAGGAACTGCTCAACACCGTCATCGCCGCCATCCAGCAGCACTTCGACGACGACGTCGCGGACGCCATCCAGAGCGACCCCGACACGGTCGAGCGGATGGCCCGGCACCTCAACCATCTCGCCGGTGGCGACCCGGCCGGCATGAGCCGCGCGTTGGAGAACGTCGCCGGCCAGCTCGACGACGCCACCGCCGAGTGGCTCGTCACCCAGGCCGACAACCCGGCCGCCTACGTGTTCTCGAAGCTCTGACCAGCCAAAAGTCACACACCGACACCGGAGGAGATCCACAGTGCACGCCAACGACCTGATCGACTGGCACGTCGCCGGCATGGCCGACGTCGTCGAGGAACTCTTCGACGACGCCGTCGCCGAGGAACTGATCCGCGACGAGGAGCGCTTCCGGGACCTGGTCGTGCAGCTCGGTCTCCGCTGCGACGCCGACCAGGACCTCATGGCCGCGCACATCCAGCGGGCCGCCGGCCAGCTCGACCACGAGACCGCGTTCCGGCTGGCCTACGACGAGGACGCCGACGCCATCGGCTGGCTGAACGACCACCTGCACGTCTGACATCGCCCGAGGCGGGCGGCACTCGCACCTCAAGCAACGCCGCCCGCCCCGGCTCAACACCCCCGAAAGGGCTCTGCATGTCTACCACCGTGAACAGCGATGATCCACGCCCCACGCCCAGCGAGCGGGCGCAGTTGCAACTCGCCAAGGCGCAGGCCGACGTCCTGCGACGCGAAGCGGAGACCGCGCAGCGTGCGGCCGACACCGCACGCGCCGCCCAGCGCCGCCGCGACCGCGAGCAGCTGCGCGCGGATCGCCGCGCCGCCCGCACCGAGCGCGCCGCACAGCGTCGTGATGAACGAGAGCAGCGCCGCGCGACCCGCTCCGCGGAGCGCACCGCTCGCCGCGCTACCCGGCGCGCCACGCTGACCGGCTTCGTACGCCGGGCCGCAGCGAACGCCGGCGACCGCATCTACCTCGTGCCGCTGGCAGCGGCGACGTGCGGCGCCTGGTGGTACCAGGTTGAGGCGATGAAGGGTGCCGGCATCAACGCACCGGTCACCTACGTCGTCGCCACCGCGTTGGAAGCGATGGGCCTCGCCCTGGGCCGGCTCTCGCAGAAGGCGCGCGCCGCAGACGACTCGCCGACGGTCTACCGCCTGGCGATGTGGGCGGTCGTCGGCGTCGCGTCCGCGGTGAACTACCGCCACGGCAGCACCGACTGGAACGAGCCCGGCCTGACCGGCGTGGTGTTCGCCGTGCTGTCGATCGCCTCGGTGGGCGGCTGGGAACTCCGCGAGCGCCAGGCTCACCGCGCCCGGATCGCCGACCGGCTGCCCGCCAGCCGTCCGGCGTTCGGAGTGGCCCGCTGGCTGCGCTACCCGATGAGCACCGCAGCCGCCTGGTCTGTGGCGGTCCGCGACGGCCTCACCGACGCCGCCCAGGCGCTCGCCACCGCGCGCGCCGAGCGCGCCAGCCGCCGTGTCGGCCGCACGTTCCGGCGCGCGGACCGCAAGCTCGTCGCCGCCCGCATCGACGCGGCGGACCGCACCCGACTCACCGAGGCTCAGCGGGTCCTGAACGAGGCCGCGGCCATCGTCGACTCCTACGCCCTGCTGCTCGGACCGGACGCCCTGGTCTCGGAACCCGCGCCGGCGCCGCGCAAGGTGCGATCCGTCCGCGTCCGGGTGCCCGCCGACATCGTTCAGCAGTCGCTGATGACGTCCGGCCCGACGACGTCGTCCGGACGTCCGGACGCCCAGATCGCCAGCGTGCCGGACGTCACCGCAGCCGAGCCGCCCGCCGCGCCGCCCGTGCCAGCAGCACGACCGACGTCTGCCTTGACCACCGCACGGAAGTCCGGCAAGAAGTCCGTGTCGGACGAGGACATCCGGAACGAGATCGTCCGGCTGCAGCACGCTAACGGCGGCCAGCTGCCCTCGCCGTACCGTCTCAGGCAGGCCCTGGGCATCTCCCACGAGCGCGCCACCGAGCGCCTGGAGCACGCCCGGACCGAGGCAACGACGTGACCGCGCCCCAGGTGGCCCCGAGCATGAAGCCCCGGTCAGCCCCCGCCAGCCCGTCATCGTCGCCCGCCGCGCCGTCGGCGACAGCAGATCCCGCTGTTCCAGCGCCGCCCCCGCTGCCGCAGTTCACCACTGCGGGCATCCCCGTGAAGACCGCAGTCGTGCGGATTGCTGTGCCGCTGGTCGTGATCGCGTTGGTGCTGGCCGCGCTGTTCGTGCCGCCGGTCGTGGCGGTCGTCCTCGGTGCACTGGCCGCGGTCGTCGCCGTGGGCTGGGCGGCGCACCGTGTGACCCGCGGCCGCCGCAACCGGCCGCGCGGATCGTCCGTCACCAGCAGGAGCGGTGGCTTCAGCGGACTGCGCGGTGGCCGGAAGCCCGGCGGTCGTTCCCTGGGCAAGTTCCTGCCCACCGGGACTGGACGATCTCGCGGGGCGAACGGCCGGTGGACGTCCGGCCCCGGTGGCAGCCGCAAGTCGTCCGGCACGAAGTCATCCGGCGCCAGGTCGTCCGGCACTGGCGGACGGTGGCCGTGGTCGAGGGGGAAGCGGACGTCTGCCGGCCGGTCCGGCACGAGCTCCGCGTTCGGGTCCACCGGCACGGCCCGCAAGACCGGCGGCCGCACCGCCACCACGTCGACCGGTCGCAGCACGGCTCCCCGGACGCCGTCGTCCGGACGTCCGGGAGGCCGAACACCGGCCACGTCCCGGACGTCCGGAACCACGCCGCGCGGCACCAAGCCCGCGACTCGAAGCGGCGGCGGCAGTGCTGGCACGCGCTCGTCCGGCTCGACCGGTCGCTCCACGAAGTCAACCGGTCACGCGTCCGGCTCGTCCGGCTCGACGGGCCGTGCGTCCGGCGCGTCCGGGCGGGCCCGCTCCGGACCGGCCCGGACGTCCACCTACACCACCGCCCGTGACCCGCTGCCCTCCAGCGCGCGAGCGAAGGAACGGGACGCCGCAGACCGCGCATCGGACGACGACCAGGACGACGATCCCCGTCCCGGCCTCCTCGCCCGCGCTCGCTACCGCATCTCGGACGCCGTGCAGTCCGCAGAGCAGCGCCTGGGCGAGTCCTACGGCGACGGGCACGCCGTGCGCGCCCTGGGCGAGGCGCTCGTGCAGCCGCTGCGAAAGCCCGACCCGCACCCCGACTTCGAGGTCGGAATCCCCGGCCCGGCGATGGTCTACCCCAACGTCGATCTGGACGAGCCCCCTGCGGCCCCGCCGCAGGTCCCCCCGGTGTGGAACGAGGAGTACGAGGTCGCCGTGCCGCGCAAGTGGCCCGACCGCGACCCCGATCCCGCACCGCAACCACCAACACCAGGAGAAACCACCATGAGCAACGACACCGTCACGAGCATCATCGACGCCGACAGCGTCGCCCAGTACGCCGATCACCTCGGTGACCTGTCCACGCCCGAGAGCCGTGGTCAGTGCTACGAAGCTGCCGCGAACGCTGCCCGCCTGGACGCGCAGCGGTCGGAGGAAATCGCGCGGCAGCTGCGCCGCTCCGCCGCGGTGCTGGAGGCCATGAAGGGCCCGAAGCCCAAGGCCCAGGCCGCCGAGCAGCTCGAAGAGGCTCGCCGGGCATCCGTCGACGCGGTCAACCGGCTCGACGTCGCCGCCGGCTTCTCCCGCATGGCCGAGGAAGCGCGCGCAGAACTGTCGTCCTGACCAGCACGGACCGGGAGCCGCGCCCACCGCGGCTCCCGGTCCGCCCCTTCGCGGAGGTACCGATGCCCCACTCCGACACCGAGACCATCTCCACCAAGGCGTTCACCATCATCGTCGGCACCGTGACCAGCTTGATCCTCACGATCGTGTGGGCCCTGTTCGTCCACCTCGCCGACGTGCCGATGCTTGTGCCCTACGCGGTCACCTGCGCGATGACCGTGTTCGTGCAGCGCCGGGCCCGGCGCATCCTCCTTGGTGGCGCGACGTTCGGCCAGATCCCCTACAGCGCTCGCGAGAAGACGCTGCGGTGGATCACCGCAGCGATCCTCTCCCACGCCGTGCTCGTGCTGCTCGCGACGATCCGCGTCGACCTGTGGTGGGCCTGGCTGCTCACCCTGATCGCGCTGGCCGGAATCGAGTACGTCATCGCCCGCGATCAGGAGTACCTGCTCACGCGGATCGCCCCGCCCATTGCTCCACCCGCCATCGTGCGCACCGAGCCGATCGACGTGGTGACCCGACCGGTCGAGCCGACTCGATCCCGCGGCGAGCAGCTGGTCCTCGACGCCCTCGCCCGGACCACCTACGTGCACACCCAGATCGCCGGCGAGGTGAAAGAGCTGGAATACGGCGTCACCTGCGCTCTGCGCAACCCCAGCATCGCGGCTGCGTCGGAAGCTGCCGGCGTCCCGGTGACGAAGGTCGAGCCGCTCGGACCCGGTGCGGAGGTAGACATCGCCGTGGCCGTCAGCGAGGTCCTGGGCAAACCGATCGAGCGGAGCTGGGTCGAGATCGCCGACTCCCGCTACGCGGGACTGGTGAGCATGACCATCACGCTCAAGGACGTGCTGTCGATGGCTCACCCGTACCCGCTGATCGTCGAGCCCGCGAAACCCGGCAGCCGCATCACGCTGGGCGTCCGCGTGAACGGTCAGCACGCCACCATCAACCCGCTGCAGCACGTCGTCATCGTTGGCAAGTCCAGGTCGGGCAAGACCTCGCTGGTCAACAGCTACCTCGCAGGGCTGGGACGACTGCGCGGCCAGAAGCGGCTCTGCGGCCGCGAGAAAATCTACGACATCGCAGGTCAGTGGCTGGACTGTCACCTCGACACCGACAACGTCCTGCCCATCGACCAGGTCGCAGAAGGCCAGGACGACACCCTCGTGATGCTGCGCGACCTCATGGACGAGGCGCGTGCCCGCCAAGCCCTGCCGCACGCCGAGCGCTCCGGCCTGGACCCCATCTGGTGCATCCTGGAGGAGGCGCCGGCCGCCCTCGCCGACCACACCCGGCGCATCGAGTGGGACGGCCGGACGTGGACCTGTTCCGACGCCGTGGCGCACCTGCTGCGCACCGCCGGGTCCGCCGGCATCCATCTCGTGCTGCTGGCCCAGCAGTACACCAACGCCATGTTCGGAGACCAGGCCAGCGCGATCAAGGCCAACATCGGCGCGATCCTGATCGTGCAGAGCACCTCGGGAGACGAGCGCAGCGAGGCCTTCGGCGCGGGCGCGGCGAAGCTGCCGAACCTCTGGAACCCCGGCCAGGTCTACATCCAGGACGGCGGACCGGTCTGGTCGTTCAAGGCCTGGTACATCCACGAGGTCGACTCCCGCATGCAGCGCCTGCACGACGGCCCGACGATCGTCGACGTCTCGATGGCCCGCTCCCGCATCGCCTCGCACCTCAACCAGGGCCGCATGATCACCACCGGCAGCAAGCAGTGGCGCGAGCGACCAGTACGCATGACCACCGAGTACCACCTGTACCTGCGAGGTAAGAGCCGCGAACTGCCCGCCGCACCGAAGCGGACGCAGTTGTCGGTCGACGACGCACTGGCCGCCCTCGTCGCGTCCAAGATGGCCGAACAAGGCATCACGCCGACGTCCGCAGCGCCCGAGCAACCCGCCACCGAAACCGACGAACCGACCCCCACCGCCGTGCCGGTCAAGCGCTCGCGCACCGCACAGATCGTGACCATCGTCGAGCAGGCCACGGCACCGATCAGCCGCGGCGACATCCGTGCCGCGCTCCAGGCCGACGGCGACGACGTCAGCGTCGGCGTCCTCGACAACACCCTCAGCAAGCTCGTCGCGGCCAACCGCCTACGCCGCGCCGACACCGGCCTCTATGAGCTCTCCACCGCACTCCAGGGCACGTGACGCGACCTCACCTCACTCACTCACCTCACCAGGCCACACGGTGTTCTACCTGGGGCGGGATCGCCCCGTGGCCGGTGAGGTGAGTGGGTGAGGTGAGAGCGGGCCCGCGACCAGCCAAGCACTATTTGCACAACATAGTGACTTCAGTGTTGATTGAAACTAACGCTCTACGCGCGCGAGCAGCACCACCGAACAACAGCTGCGGACTCGCGGTGGGCCCATCCAGCGGCCCACCGCCGACTGACGGGGCCTATGCCCACCAGCGGGAAGTTGTCGGTGCGCTCCGGACAATCGAGCCAGAACGCAGGTGAGGGGAGGCCACTGTGGATCGCAACGTCGTGCAGTTCCACCCGCCCGACGGCTACGCCCGCCGCCCGCGCGCGCCGCGCCGCCGCCGCGCGCCGGTCGCCCAGAACGACCGCGCGCCCGGCCAGCAGTTGAGCCTCGCGGTCAACGAGCGCCAGCTGCGGCGCCGCGCTGGCGAGCTGCACGCGTGCCCGTCCTGCCACGCCCCGGTTCGCCAGCCCTGCACCCGGCCACCGGTGATCGGCGAGAAGGGCCGGCAACCACTGACGCTGATGGGACACCACTCACGCGACGAGCTGGTGACCGATGCAGATCTGCAGACCGCGCGCACCGAGCTCGACGCGCTGCTCGACGAGACGGCCACCGATGGCCAGACGTGATCGGTCCGCCACTCGCCTACCCCGACGTGATCGACGTTGGCCTGGTCGTGCACGTCGGTGTTACCTGACTCGCTGATGCCGACGCGCCGCTCGTTTCGGACGGATCCTCACGTCTGAACAGGTCCTCGTGGGATCATCGGACGAGTGGCGCGCGGGGTGGTCGACCTGCGTCGGCCACCCCGCGCGCCGCCGCGCCGAGCTCCGCCAGGGGCGCCGCGCGCACTCCGCCGTAGGCCGACCTGGGGAGGCACCTCGTGAGCAGTGATCTGGCCGTCGACACCACCACCCTGACCCCCGACACCGAACACGACGGCAGCGGCGTGTGGATCGCCGTGCAGCACCGCATCACCGGGCGGCGCCCGTGAACACCCCGCGGCCCTGCCTGCTGTGCCGCGCGCGCCCACCGGCCGACGGCGGCTACGTCACCTGCCAGCCCTGCGGCAGCGCCCTGCTCGCCACCCTCGAGGATCTCGCGCGGCTCTACCGCACCGTCGTCTGCGACGTCGAGTCGCTGCTGCCCAGCGGCGGCCGCCGCGGCGGCGGCAGCCACGCCTACGGTTCGAGCAGCCCGACCTCCGACGCGCTGCTCGACATCACCGACGCGCGCCCCGACGTCGACGGGCTGCGCCGCGACGTGCACGGCGTCCTGGCGGCCTGGGCCGATCACGTGCGCGAAGCCAGCGGCCTACCCGCCCGGCCGACCGGCCGGCGGTGCCGCACCGCCGCGGCGATGGCCGCCGGCACCGTCACCGGTGAGGTCGACCTGCTGCGGTCGCGGTGGCGATGGATCCGCGCGCAGCCCGCCGTGGTGCAGCTGGCCCGCGCGATCCACGGCCTGCACACCCAGGTTCTCACCGTCGCGGGGGAGCGTCCCGGCGCGGTGAGCATCGGCCGCTGCACCGCCACCGTCACCGACGAGCACACCGGCACCGACGGGACGTGCGGACGTGTGCTGACCACCCGGGTCCGCGACCACGTCATCCGCTGCCGCTGCGGCGCGGTGTGGCCGCGCTCGACGTGGCCCGCGCTGGGCAGGGACCTGCGCCGGTCTGCTCTGCGACGGTCGGCATGAGCGCCGACCCGATCCGGCCCCTGGAACCCGGCGAGCAGGTCGCCGACGTCGCCGCGCTGTCGGTGCTGCTCGACGACGTCCCCGTCGGCACCCTGCACTACTGGGCGTCGGTGGACCGCTGGCCGCGCCGCCACACCCGCACCGCGGCCGGCCGCCGCACCGAGTACTCCATCGACGCCGCGCAGGCGTCGATGGCGAAACGCCGACCCGGCGATGTCGACGTCGTGACCAGCGGCCAAGTAACCTCCGGTGAGGCTGGTGATCTGCGTCCGTACGGCTACGGGTCCGCCGTCCGGATCTGATCGATCGGCACCGGGGGTCGGCACCCGGACACCGCGCCCCGCACCGCGATGGTGCGGGGCGCGCTGCTGTCGCCCACCCGCGATCGGAGGCAGCCGTGCTGAACCTGCGCCAGATCCGCATCGACCTGCGGCACCCGATCACCGACGCCGGCGCGACCGGCAGCGTGACCTGGTACCGCCAGCCCGCACTGCGCACCGACGCGCCACCGGTGCTCTACGGCGCGCCGCCGATCGTCGTGCAGCTGGCGGGAGCGCCGGTCGTCGCGCAGGTCCCGCCGACCGACGACCCCGCAGTCGAGCCGACCGGCTGGAACTACCTCGTCGTCATCGACACCGACGTGCTCGTCGACCGCTACCTCGTCGAGGTGCCGACCGGCGGCGGGACCGTCGTCGAGTTCCGCGACCTGCTGCCCGCCACCGCCGCCACCGGCGGATCCACCGCGTACGCCTCCCTCGTGCAGCACCTGGCGCTCGCCGAGCGCGTCGAGGTGCTCGAAGGAGCCGACCCGCCCGACGGGTCCGGCGGCACCGGCGGCGTGCAGAGCATCGCCGCGACCGACGCCACGATCGTCATCACCGGCGCTCCGACCACGCCGTCGCTGCGAGTCGGCACCGTCGCGATCAGCTCCGTGACCGGCCTGACCGGGCAGCTCGGCGACCTGGCCGCCGACGTCGCCAGCCTCACCGACCAGGTCGCCGCGCTGCCCGACCTCGACGCCCTGGCCGAGCAGGTCGCCAGCCTCACCGCCCAGATGGCCGCGACGCAGCCGCGGATCACCCGCACCTCTGCCCGCGTCACCGACGGCATCGGCCTGGGCAACCCGCTGCCGACCACCGGCGCGACGTGGCAGCAGTACGCCGGCGTCGGCCAGCTGGTGATCGCGGCCGCGCCCGGCGACGTGCTCGAGCTCGCCGGCGCGTGGATGACGCTCGCCGAGTCCGACACGTTCTACGACGTCGCCGCGATCGTCGACGACGCGCCGGTGTGGTGGGGATCCAGCGGTGCCGCCACCCCCGCGGTCGAGGGCGACCCGGCGCTGTACCCGGGACTGCGGCCGGTGGGGTTCTACGTCGAGATGCCCGTCGACGAGCAGCACCTCGACGGCGGCCTGGTCCACCTCGCGCTGATGGTCCGCACCATCAACAGCAACGGGAAGCTGTTCCACTCGGCGACGTTCCCGTTCCGCTGGCGCGTGATCAACCTGGGAGGGTGAGGTGCAGACGCGATCGCTGTTCGACCCGCACGTGCTCGACGCCGTCGAGCGCGCCCAGGTCGCCCGCCAGCTGCGGGACCTGGCCGACCGCTACGCCAGCGGCGAACTCGGCACGATGCCGGTCGGCGCGCACACCCGCACCGCCCAGCTGCGGCCCGCGCCCGGCGTCACGATCAGCGTGGCCCACACCTGCAACGGCAGCTGCTGATGCCGCGCCGCGGCAGCAGGTCGACCACCGCGCGCGGCCTGGGCTGGGACCACCAGAAGATCCGCCGCCGGCTCCTGGCCCGCCACGTCGACGGCACGCCGTGCGAGTGGTGCGGTGAGCCGATGTGGAAGGGCACCCAGGAGCTCGACGCCGACCACACGGTGTCCCGCAGCCAGGGCGGCCGCCGCGCCGACCGCCTGCTGCACGCGCTGTGCAACCGCAGCCGCGGCGACGGCACCCGCGACGCCGACCGCGCACCGACCGCCGCCACCGTCACCGACGGCTGGGCCGACCGTCAGCAGTGGTGCGTGCTCAACTGGACCTGACGACTCGACCGGAGGAGCGCGCCGTGCCCGTCCCGATCCACCAGCCCGACCAGTCCGCGCCGCAGACCCTGACCGTCGAGCAGCGCGCCCAGGTGTCCGGCTACCTGCGCACCCTGGCCGAGCAGGTCGAGCAGTCCGGCGCGGCCGACATCCCCGCCGGCATGTCCGAGCGGCGGCACGTCGCCGAGCCGGTCGCGGGTGTGCAGGTCAGCATGGTGTGCGTGCGCACCTACACACCGCGGCCCGACGTCGCGAACACGCCGCAGCCCGGCGCGCCGGGCGCGGTCGTCTGCGAGGGGCTCACCGACTGGTGACGCGCCGGCGCTGCTGCGGTCGTCGGGCCCGACGGGGACGACTTCCCCGCGCGGGGTGGCGGGCGGTCGCGCTGCCTGCTCCCGACCGGGTCGCACCCGGTGCACCGCGATCTGCGGCAGCCCGCAGCCGGTCGGTCCGGGGTCGACTGCCTCCTCGACCCCGGACCGACCACCCGGCAGGCCTGTGACCTGCGGAAACGCATCCGCAGGGCTCTGACCTGCAAAAATGTCGACCCCCCCTCTTCCTGACCCCCATCGCCGCTAGTCATTTCTCTCCCCGCGGCTGAAATGGTGGGTGCGAAAGGCCAGGTGAGCGCCGTGGACGACATCGACGACGAGTTCGACGACGACGAGTTCGACGACGACGACCTGGGCGGCTACCCGGCTCCCGCAGGCCTGCGGGAGCGCGGCACGCAGCTGTGGCAGGACCTGGGCGGTGCGATCGAGCCGGACGCTGGGAACCGGCTGCTCATCGCTGAGGCAGCACGCATATCCGACCGACTCGAGCAGCTCGACCGCATCCTGTGCGGCGACACCGACCTGTGGCTCGAGGTGCAGCTGCCGCGCAGGGCCGCAGACGACGAAGTGCTCGTGCTGCGGGTCGACGCCGCGATGATGGAAGCCCGGCAGCAGCTCGGCGTGCTGCGCCAGGTGCTGCTGCAACTCGCTCGCACCCGCGACGCCGACCGCGCGGCCGGCGGCAGGGCGCGCACCGGATCCGGAGCACCTACGGGGGGTGGCGTCCTTGACGAGATCGCTGCCCAGCGGGCTGCGCGGCAAGCAGCAGCCCAGATTTCTTAGCGCTCCCCCCGCGCCGACGTCGGCCGGCAAGGAGGCCATCGACCTGGCTCGTCAAGCCGGGCTCGACCTCGACCCGTGGCAGCAGCTCACGCTCACCACGGCGATGCAGGAGAACGCCGACGGAAAGTGGTCGGCGTTCGAGGTGGGCATTGTCGTCGCCCGGCAGAACGGCAAGGGGTCGATCATCGAGGCGCGCGAACTCGCCGGATTGTTCATCCTGCCCGAGAAGGTCATCGTTCACACCGCGCACACCTTCGAGACGAGCCTCGAGGCGTTCACGCGGCTGTGCGCTCTGATCGAGGGAATGCCCGAGCTCGACCGGCAGGTGCGCCGTGTGTCGCAGGCACACGGCAAGGAGGGCATCCAGCTGCGCAACGGCAGCCGGATCAAGTTCAAGACCCGCACGCCGTCCGGTGGTCGTGGCCTGTCGGGTGACCTGGTCATCCTCGACGAGGCGATGATCCTGTCGGCGACCGCGATGGGCACGCTGATGCCGCTCGTCTCGGCGCGGCCCAACCCGCAAATCTGGTACACCGGCAGCGCGGTCGACGCCGATGTGCACGTCGCCGGAACGGTTTTCTCCGGAATCCGCAATCGCGGCATCAAGGGCGGCGATCCGCGACTCGCCTATCTGGAGTGGTCGTGCGACAAGGACGTCGACCGCGACGATCCGCACGCCTGGGCGGAAGCGAACCCAGGAATGGGATATCGAATTTCCCCCGAGTACATCGCCGACGAGCGCAACTCCCTGCGGGCGCTGGGCCGCACGTGGGAAGTTGAGCGGCTGTCGATCGGCAACTGGCCCGACCCGGACCCGACGGCGGCCGACCGGGCGCTGCCGCTGGAGAAGTGGCGCACCCTGGTCGACCGGGCGCCGAAGCTGGGCAAGGGCGTGTGCATCGCGCTGGACATGACGCCGGACCGCACCTGGCTGACGATCGCCGCGGCGGCGCGACGTGCCGACGGCGGGGTGCAGGTCGAGGTCGGGTACCACGGCGATCCGTCGACGAGCCGGGTGCTGCGCATCGTGCTGTCGCTCCTCACGCGCTGGGATCCGGTCGCGGTGGTGATCGACAAGGCGTCGCCGGTCGCGGCGATGCTGCCTCATCTCGCCGACGCCGGCATCGAGGCGGAGACCACCGGCGCGGCCGAGCTGGCGCAGGCCGCGGGCGGCCTGTTCGACGCGGTGCGCGACGGCACCGTCTGGCACACCGGTGACCCGCTGCTCGAGGCCGCCGTCGAGGGCGCGGCGGAGCGGAAGTTGAGCGGCGCCTGGGCGTTCACGCGCATCGGCGATGCGGTGATCTCCCCGGTGGTGGCCGTGTCGCTGGCGCGGCTGGGCCTGTTGAAGTTCGGGGCGGCCGTCGCGCCGCCGCCGGCGACGCCGCAGCAGGAAGAGCTGTCGTCGAGCTCGTGGAGCTCGTCGGCCGGTCGGGACGCTGCCGACCTGCTGACCACCGCATTCTGAGGAGGTGACCACCTGTGGTCGACGCCGCTGCACCACCCGCACCGACTCACGAGATCGGCGCGGCGAACCTGTCGGGGGACTGGTGGACCGTCGATCTCGAGACGACACCGGAGCTCATGTGGCCGCGGTCGCTGGCGGTGTACGACGCGATGGTCAGCCAGGACGCGCAGGTGATGTCCGTGCTGCGCGCGGTCACGCTGCCGGTGCTGCGCACGTCCTGGCGGATCAACCCGGCCGGCGCGCGGCCGGAGGTCGCCCGGCACGTGGCGCGCGACCTGGGGCTGCCGCTGCTGGGTGAGAAGGAGACGCCGCTGGCGCGGACCCGCGGACGGTTCTCCTGGTACAAGCACCTGCGCTACGCGCTGCTGATGATGCGGTACGGGCACGCCTACTTCGAGCAGGTGTACCGGATCGACTCCGACGGCTGGGCCCGGCTGCGCAAGCTGGCGCCGCGGGCGCCGCGCACGATCGCCAGGATCAACGAGGCGCGCGACGGCGGTCTGATCTCCGTCGAGCAGTACCCGGTCGCCGGCGAGTTCCGCAACGCCGTGATCCCGGTCGACCGGCTGGTCGCCTACGTCCACGACCAGGAGTCGGGCGGCTGGCTGGGCCGCAGCCTGCTGCGTCCCGGCTACAAGAACTGGCTGCTCAAGGACCGGCTGCTGCGGGTGCAGACCACGACGATCGAGCGCAACGGCATGGGCATCCCGGTCTACGAGGGGGCGGAGCACGAGCAGGACCTGACCGAAGGACGGAAGATCGCCGCGGCGTACCGCGCCGGCACGGACTCCGGAGCGGCGATCCCGAACACGGCGCGGCTGCGCCTGCTGGGCGTCGAGGGCAACCTGCCCGACGCCGACAAGGCGATCCGGTACCACGACGAGCAGATCGCCCGCACCGTCCTGGCGCACTTCCTCAACCTGGGCACGCAGACCGGCAGCTGGGCGCTGGGCTCGTCGTTCATGGACTTCTTCGTCGCGAGTCTCCAGACCGTCGCGGAGAACCTGGGCGACACCGCGCAGGCGCACGTCGTCGAAGACATCGTCGACGTCAACTACGGGCCCGACGAGCCCGCGCCGCTGCTGGAGTTCGACGAGATCGGCAGCCGGCAGTCGGCGACCGCGGAGGCCATCAAGATGCTCGTCGACGCGGGCATCCTGTTCCCCGACCGCAAGCTCGAGGAGTTCCTGCGCACCGCCTACGGCCTGCCGTCCAAGGACACACCGCCCCCGACGGGGGGCGACTCGTGAGCGACGTCGTCGTGCCGGAGCGGCCGGTGCTGGTGCAGATCCCCGCGGTCGAGCTCATCCACACCGGGTTCTGGCAGATCAGCACGGGCCCCTGGGAGGTCACCAGCGACGACCTCTACGCCGCGGTCGCCGCTCTGGAGTGCCCGGCGGTGCGCCGCCCGGTGCTCAAGTTGGGTCACGTCGACCCGCGGTTCGACGGCGAACCCGCGGTCGGCTGGGTCGACAACCTGGCGGTGAGCGCGTCGGGCACCGAGCTGGTGGGGGACTACTGCGGGCTGCCGGCGTGGCTGGGCGACGTGCTGGCCAGCGCCTACCCCGACCGCTCGATCGAGGGCTACTACGACTGGCGATGTCAGATCGGGCACGTCCACCCGTTCTACCTCGACGCGGTCGCGCTGCTGGGCGTCGAGCGGCCCGGCGTCGGCACCCTCGAGTCGTTGCAGGACATCGCCGCTCTGTACGGGGTGGCCGCGGCCACCGACACCACCACCGCCGGCGCGTTCCGCGTGCGGGTCAACGCGAAGGGATCTCCCATGACCAGGCCAGCGTCACCGGCCGTGTCCGCATCGGCCACCGTGGAGGAGGTGCGGCGCTCGTTCTACGACGGGCCCGCGGCGAACAACTGGTGGTGGATCGAGGCGCTGTACGTCGACCCGCTCGAGGTGATCGCCATCGACGACGCCGACGGCGTGCTGTGGCGGCTGCCGTTCACCGTCGCCGACGACGGCGAGATCACCTGGGGTGAGGCGCAGCAGGTGCGTCGCGAGTACGTCGCGGCCAGCACCGGCCTGCGCGCCCCGATGGCGTCCTGGGCCACCCGCGCCGAGTCCCGGCCGGCCGCGCCCCGCGCCAGCACCGACCCGACCGGACCGCCGGCGGGCACCACAGAGGAGGACACCGTGCCGGACATCATCGACGAGGTGCGGACCAGGCTGGGCCTGCCCGCGGACGCGGACGACTCGACCGTGCTCGAGGCGCTGAACGAGCGCCTGCCCGCCGAGCAGCCCACCACCGACCCCGCGCCGGTCGCGCCGCCGGCCGCACCGGCGCCCGTCCCGCAGACGGACGGCACCGTCACCGTCGACGCCGCGACCTGGTCGCAGTTGCAGGCCTCCGCGCAGCGCGGTGAGGAGGCGCGGGCCCGCCAGGAGCAGGACGACCGCGTCGCCCTGGTCAGCGCCGCGGTGGCCGACGGCCGGATCCCCCCGGCGCGCCGCGATCACTGGCTGTCGCTGCTGGCGGCCGATCCCGGCGCGGCCACCACGCTGGCCGGACTCGCCAAGGGCGTACTTCCGGTGTCCGAGATCGGGCACGGCGGCAACCCGGCGGCCAGCGCGACCGGCAGCACCGACGACCTGGGGTGGTTCGCGTCCGTGACGCCGGCCAACCCCACCAACAAGCAGGGGGTCTGAGATGGCGAACGAGAACGTCGGCGTGTACGAGCCGGGACGCAACATCACCGGTCACACCACCGCGGCCGTGACCGGGAAGCGGTTCCTGAAGATCACCGGGAACCGCACCGACGGCAACATCTCCGTCGCGCACGCCGACGCCGCGGGCAGGGTGTGCGGGGTGTCGGAGTTCGACGCCGCGATCGGTCAGAAGGTCGGCATCGCGCGCGGCAACAGCCGCGTCACGTTCGTGACCGCCGGTGGCGCCATCGCGGCGTTCGCGGAGGTCGAGGTCGGTGCCAACGGCACGGCCGTCACCAAGGCCGCCGGCATCGCCGTCGGCTACGCCATCACCGCAGCAGCCAACGCCGCTGACGCCGAGATCAGCCTGTACTGAGGAGTAGCACCGTGACTGCACCGGCACCGGTGGCGTTCCCGCTCGGAGCGCCCGTCGTCACCCAGACCACGTTGACCGTCGACATGGCGCTCAACTCCCCGACCAGGATCACCCGCCGGATCGCGGACCTGACGCTCCAGAACTTCATCGTCGACCGCATCTTCGCGTCGTCGGGGCAGACCGTCGCCGGTGGCGCGGTCGTGTACGACCAGGCCACCGCGAACGAGCTCTACACCACCCGCGACGTCGAGCGCGTCGCGCCCGGCCAGGAGTTCCCGATCGTCGGTGGCGAGCGGCGCGGCCCGCGGGTGGCCGAGGTCGAGAAGTGGGGCGGGAAGTTCTTCGTCACCGACGAGGCGCGCCGCCGCAACAACGTCGCCCACTTCAACAACCTGGTGACGCAGCTGGCGAACACCATCGTGCGCAAGGTGAACGCGCGCGCGGTGGCGGAGCTCGAGGCCGCGATCACCGCGCTGGGCGGCGCGGGCACGTTCATCGGCCACGACTGGTCCACCGCGATCACCAACGGCACCAACGCCACCCCGAACGCGGAGCTGCCCGCAGCCGACTTCGCGCAGGCGCAGCTCGTCGCCGACCAGGAAGAGCTGGGCGTCACGTTCGACCTGTGGCTGCTCAACCCGCGCGAGCTGGCCGCGCTGCGGGTGGTCTACGGCAACGGGTTCCAGCAGCTGCTGGACTCCTACAACCTCGAGGTGTTCGCCAGCAACCGCGTGGCGCCCGGCACCGCCTACGCCGTGGCCCGCGGCCAGGTCGGGTTCCTCGACTACGAACAGGGCCTGGCCACCGAGACCTACCGCAAGCCCGAGAACGAGCGGACCTGGGTGCAGTCCAGCGTGCTGCCCGTCATGGGCGTGACCAACCCCTACTCCATCAAGAAGATCACCGGACTGGGGGGCTGACGTGCCACGCAGGACCATCGTGCACGCCCTGTTCAACTACACCGACAGCAAGGGCGCCCGGCGCACCGCCTACCGCGGTGAGACCGTCCAGCTCGGCAAGGTCGACATCGAGCGCGGAGAGGCGCACGGCGCGTTCGGCCGCCCGGAGGACGTCCTGCCCGGCGGGCCCCCGCTCGAGCGGACCACCGACGCGCCCGCCGCGCCGAAGCTCGTCGACCGGGCGGCCCTGACCGAGGTCATCGTGCGGGAGCGCCTGGGCGTTCCCGCCGACGCGGACACCGCCACCGTGCTGGCCGCGCTCGACGCCGCGCTGGCCAGCCCGCCTCCCGAACCCGAACGGCCGGTCGTGGCCCAGGCCGTCGACAGCGGCCAGGCCGACGAACCCGATCAGCCGGCCCCGCCGGTCGTCGAGACCGACGCCGACGGGGACCATGTGCCCGTCGACGAGCTGGGCGCCGGAACCGTCGACGGCGACCAGGTGCCCGTCGACGAGCCGGGGGAGCAGGACGACGAGACGCCCGTCGACGGCGGTGTCGCGGGACGGCCGTTGCAGGCGGCCCGCCGTGACCTGTGGGTGGCGTTCGCCGTCGCGTCCGGCATCCCGGAGGAGCAGGCCGCCAAGGCGAGCAAGGCGTGGTTGATGGCGAACACGCCGGGCGCTCCGGGCTGACGATGAGCGGCGACAACGGCCTGGTGACGCGCGCCGAGCTGGCGAACGCCCTGCAACAGGATCCGGCCCAGGTCGTCGACGCCTGGGCCGATTCAGCCATCCGCAAGGCGGAGGGCTGGCTGCGCGGCTGCACCCACTTCCAGACGTGGCCCGAACCGCGTCCGGAGGACCTGTGGTCCTGGGCGGTCGAGCTGGCCGGCCTGGCGTACTCCAACCCGGAGGGCGTCCTGTCGACCACCACGGGCGGCCAGTCGATCACCTGGCCGGCGGCGCGGCGTCGGGAGATCCTCGACGCCGCGGCCGCGGCCTACCCGAAGTCGAGGCCGCAGGCGTGCTTCCCGCCGGCGCAGGACTGGCCGCGCGGATGAGGAGGTGAGCGGTGCCACCGCTGTTCACGGAGACGATCGTGGTGCTGCGGGCCCCGACCACCGGCCGTGACTCGCAGGGCAACGTCGTGCGCGACTGGTCCGCGGCCGCGCGCACGACCTACCGGCAGGTCAGCGTGCAACCGCGGACCTCGACGGAGTCGCGCGGCGAACCGCGCAGCCGCACGGTCACCGGCTGGCGTATCCAGTCGCGCGCCGGCGTCGACATCGACGTCGTCAGCACCGACCGCGTCGAGTGGGCCGACAAAGTGCTCGAGGTGCTCGGCGACGTCGACCGCTGGCCGCACCCGATCCGGCCCGGCAGTGTCCACCACGTCGAGTTCGACGTGCAACGGGTGAGGGGATGAGCCGATGGCGCGCGCGAACGTGAGAGTCCAGATCAGCACGGACCTGTTCCGCCAGGTCGTCGACATGCCGGTCGTGCGGCAGCGGTGCCTCGAGGTCGCGCAGTCGATCGCCGGCACCGCGCAGGCCATCGCCGACGCCGAGCAGGTCGACACGGAGATCACCGTCGAGGACGGCACCCGCCCGCGAGGGCGTTCCTACGCGCGGGTCACCTCGAGCAACGTCGACGCCGAGCACGGCACGGCGGCGACACCGCGGCGGCGCGTGCTGGGCCGCGCCGCCGGCATCCCGACCGACTGAGGAGGTAGCAGTGCACATCATCCACACCTTCGCCCCGATCACCAGCGGCCGGCAGGGCACCGTCGAGGACGTCGAGCAGGCGGAGGCCAAGGCGCTGATCGGCGCCGGACGCGCGCGCGCGGCGACCGAGCAGGAGATCCTCGACGCCGAGCGGACCGACGAGCAGCACGGCGACGCCGGCGACACCATCGCGGTGAGCACGGGCGTCGAAGACGTCGAGTCCGCGCCGTCCACGGCCGGCGGCGAACAGCAGGTGCCCGCCGGTGCCCCGCCGGCCGCTACCGGGGACGCCGCGGCCACCACCAGGAGCACCGGCCGCCGCGGCGGCGCGGGCACCAAGACGACCAGCTCGTCGACGCCGGCGGCACCGTCGACGCCGCCCAGCGCGGAGACCGGAGAGGGCACCTCGACCTCGACGTCGACGAGCACGCCGGCGCCCAGCTCGTCGACGGCACCGGCGCCGCCGTCGCCGTGAGCGCGTCCCCGGACGCCGAAGCGCTGATCGTGGCCTGGCTGCTGGCGGCCATGCCGGATGAGTCGGTGTCCACCGACGTTCCCGGCACGCTCGGCGATCCGGACACCCCGCGCGCCATCACCGTCAACGCCCTGCCCAGCACCGGCGCACCGCCGGCGTGGAACGGGCCCGTGCTGCTGCACCCCGTCCTGGTCGACCTCGATTTCTTCGCGCCGACCCGGAGCGCGGCGGCCGACCTGGGCAGGGCCGTGCTCGAGGTGCTGCCCGGCCTGCGCGGTCACAGCAGCGAGCACGGCAGCGTCGCGCAGGTCGTGCCGCCGGCGTCGATCAGCTGGCGGCCGGACTACAACGACCAGGTCCGCCGCTACGGCGCGACGGTGTCGCTGGTGCTGCGCCCCGTCACCTGACCGGCCGACCTCGAGATCATCCACGCCCACACCGCCGGTGCGGGTCATCGTGCTGCAAAGGAGCGTTTTCGCATGTCCGCACCTGTGACGGGTCTCGACCCGGATTTCGCGCGCCTGGGCGTGACCGGCGCGCTGCGCACCGGCCCGCTCGGCGTCACCCTGCCCACCGACCTGGGCACCTGGGGATCGACGATCGTCAACCTGGGCTACATCTCCGACGACGGCATCACCGAAGCGGCGTCCACCGACCGGACCGAGTTCATCCCCTGGCAGGGCGTGGCCCCGATCCGCACGGAGGTCACCAAGAACACCAAGACGTTCGCCGCGACGCTGTGGGAGTCCAACTGGGAGGTCGTGTCCCTGTACTACGGCGTCGGCGTCGACGACGTGGTCGTCACCGGCACCGGCGACGCCGCCGTGGTCGTGTTCGACGAGTACGGCAAGCCGAAGCGCGACCTGCGGATGTTCGGCATCGACGTCATCGACGGCGTGTACGCGCGACGGATCATCGTGCCCTACGGCGAGGTGACCGAGAAGGGCGACATCACCTACAAGAGCGACACGCTCATCGCCTACCCGGTGACCATCACCGCCTACGTCGGACCCGACGGCGTCAGCGTGCGCCGCATGTTCCGGGAGGGCTGGGCGCCGCCCGCCGTCGAGGGTCCGTGACCGCGCTCGTTCACCGCTGACCGGGGGTCGGCGCGGCCCTGGCGGGGTGCTGCGTCGGCCCCCTCCCACACCACCCCGCCGACCCCGCCGGACAGGAGAACGACCGTGGCTGAGTACAACCTGAACGTGATCATCGAGCAGCGCACCGAAGCGGTGGGCGGCGAAGAGGTCACCTTCACCTGGAACGAGCAGCAGTTCAGCTTCCCGCACCCGCTGCTGGCCGACGACGCGTGGAAGGAAGGACTGTCCGACGTCACCGGCGACGTCGAGTTCGGGCAGTACGTGCTGGGTGAGCAGTACGACGCGTTCATCGCCGCCGGTGGCCGCTCGTCGTACCTGGCCATCCTCATGGACAACATCCGCAAGGACTCCGAAGCCAAGGACGGCAAGGGCCGCCCTACACGATCGTCGGTCTCCTCGCGGGCGCCGAAGAGGCCACAGAAGCGGACCTGATCGCCACCTACGGCGGCAACCCGATCGCGGAGTACTGGCGCAAGGAGATCTCCTTGCGCCAGCTGCGCGTCATGATCGAGGGGTTGCCGCCTGGCGGCCCGCGCGCGCGGGCCCTGGTCGGCCACCACTGGGGCGACCAGGAGCAGCTGCTCGCGATCATCGGCGACCGGATCGCCGAGGTCGGTGTCGCCCTGGTCAAGACGATGGGCGGCAAGGCGCGCGCCCCGAAACCACTGCCCCGACCGGGGCAGAAGCCGACCGGGCACATCGGCGACCGCGCCGGCCGATCGGTCAGCGACGTGATCGCCTACCTCGACTCGCTCGTCGAGGCACCCGCGGCCGCACCCGGCCCGGCGGCCGACGAGCCAGCACCGACGACACCGGTGTTCGTCGAGCCCGTCGCGGCCGACGCACAGCCGCAGATCCAGCAGCTGCGCGACCAGCACGGCCAGCTCGTCGAGCAGAACACCGCCGTGCTGCGCGCGATCTCCGACGAGCTGTGACGACGACCCAGATCAAGGGGGACCGGTGGCATCACGTACGAACGCGTCCGCCGTCTGGGTCGACGTCATCCCGTCGATGGCTGGATTCGGCGCCGAGCTGGGCAAGGCCGCGGCCGGCGCGGGCACCAGCACCGGCAAGGCCGTCGGCGTCGAGCTCGAGCGCGCCGCCGAGCGGGCGGGCAAGGAAGCCGGCGCGCGCCTGGGTGGCGGGCTGGCCGCCGCCCAGGCGCAGGTCGACCAGCTGGCCGCAGCCCTACAGGCCGCCCGGAACAAGGAGCAGGACGCCGCCGGCCGGGTCCGCATCGCCGAAGCGAAGCTGCAAGAGGTCCGCGACAGCGGCAAGGCGACCGGGTCGCAGCTCGCCGCGGCTGAGGAGCGTCTGGCCGCCGCCCGGCGCGCCGCCGGCACCGCCGCGGACAACGTCACCCGCTCCACCAAGGCGCTCGAGCAGGCGCAGCAGCGGGCAGCCACCGCGACCGACGAGGTCGACCAGGCCACCGGCCGCAGCGGCGGCAGCATGGACGGCTACGGCACCAAGCTCGGCGGCGCGGCCAAGGCCGCCGCCGGGTTCGCGCTGGCGATGGCCGGTGTGCAGGGCGGCCTGTCGCTGGTCACCGACGCCCTGGCCGCCAGCGACGTCGACGCCGCGATGTCGGCCAAGTTGGGCGCTACGCCGCAGATGGCCGCGGAGTTCGGGCAGATCGCCGGCAACCTCTACGCCCAGAACTACGGCGACAGCCTGGGCGCGGTGTCCGACGCCCTGGCCGCCGTCACCCGCTCCGGGGCGGTCATGGAGGACGCCACCGCCGAGCAGCTCGAACGCATCACCGGGCGCGCGCTGAACCTCGAGCGCGTGTTCGGGGTGCAGGTCGCGGAGAGCATGCGGGCGGTCGGCGTCATGATGCGCACCGGCATGGCGCCCGACGCCGAAACCGCGCTGGACATCGTCACCCGCGGGATGCAGCAGGGCGTCAACGTCGCTGACGACTTCCTCGACACGATCAGCGAGTACTCGACGCAGTTCCGCAAGTTGGGCCTCGACGGGGTGAGCGCGACGGGCCTGCTGTCGCAGGGACTCAGGGCTGGCGCGCGCGACGCCGACGTCGTCGCCGACACGCTCAAGGAGTTCAGCATCCGGGCGCTGGACGGGAGCAAGACCACCATCGCCGGGTTCGAGGCGCTGGGCCTGAACGCGGAGGAGATGGCCGCCCGAATCGGCGCCGGTGGCGCGTCGGCGTCGGAGGGCCTGGCGCTCGTGCTCGACCGGCTGCGCGGCATCACCGACCCCGTGGACCAGGCGCAGGCCGCGGTCGGCCTGTTCGGCACCAAGGCCGAGGATCTGGGTGCGGCGTTGTTCGCGCTCGACCCGCGCACCGCTGCCGGGGCGCTGGGGGAGGTGACCGGCGCCGCCGAGCGGATGGGGGAGACCCTGGCTGGCACGCCGTCGCAGGCGCTGGCGGCGTTCGGGCGGGAGGCGCAGACCTGGCTGGTCGACCTGCTCGGCGGTCACGTGGTCCCGATCCTGGTCGACGTCGTCGGGTGGCTGCGCGACAGCGTCGTGCCCGCCCTGGCCGCGACCGGCGCGTGGTTCCAGCGCAACCAGGAGTGGCTGGTCCCGCTCGTGATCACCCTGGGCACGTTCGCCGCGGTGTACCGGGCGATCACCATCGCCACCGAGCTGTGGGCCGCCCGCACCGCGATCATGACGGCGGCGCAGTGGGCGCTCAACGCAGCCCAGGCCGCCAACCCCGTCGGGCTGGTGATCGCCGCGATCGTCGCCCTGGTCGCCGGGTTCGTGTACCTCTGGAACACCTCGGAGGGCTTCCGCGGGTTCTGGATCGGCCTGTGGGCGGGGATCCAGCAGGCAGCGCTGTGGGCGTGGACGACGGTGCTGCAACCCACCTGGAACGCGATCGTCGTCGGCCTGCGGTGGATCGGCGACGCCGCGGTGTGGCTGTGGCAGTCCGCGATCGTGCCGGCGTTCTCGTTCATCTCCGAGGCCGTCCGGATCGCCGCCGCGGTGATCACGACCGTGCTCGTCGCGCCCGTGATGATCGCGATCAACCTGCTGGGCGCGGTGATCGGCTGGCTGTGGTCGACCGTCGTGCAGCCGGTGTTCGCCGCCATCGGCGCGATCGCCACCTGGCTGTGGCAAACGATCTTCGTGCCGGTGATCGACGGCATCGTCGCCTACGTGCAGCTGTGGGCCGGCATCCTCACCTGGCTGTGGGACACCGTCGCCATGCCGGTGTTCGGCCTGATCGGGTCCGCGGTGTCCGCGGTGGCCAGCGCGTTCGCCTGGGCCTGGGGGGCGGTGATCCAGCCGGCGTGGTCGGCCCTGGGCGCGTTCCTGGGCTGGCTGTGGTCAGCCGTCGTGCTGCCCGTGTTCGACGCGCTGCGCGCCGGCGTCGACGCGGTCGGCGCGGTGTTCTCCTGGGTGTGGAACAGCGTGATCCAGCCGGCGTGGTCGGCCCTGGGCGCTGGCGTCGGCTGGGTGTGGGACAACGTCGTCCGGCCCGCGTTCGACGCGATCAAGGGGGGCGTCGACGCCGTCGGACGCGCGATCTCCGACGCCGTCGACTGGATCGGCCGCGTCTGGGACAGCATGAAGTCCAAGCTCGAGGGCCCGGTCAACTTCATGATCAACGCCGTCTACAACGACGGCGTGCGGGCCGTGTGGAACAAGGTCGCCGGGTTCCTGTCGATCGCCGAGCTGCCGCGCGTGGACCCGATCCGGTTCGCGCACGGCGGCGTGCTGCCCGGCTACGCGCCGGGCGTCGACTCGATCCCGGTGCTGGCCTCTCCCGGTGAGGGCTGGCTCGTGCCCGAAGCGGTCCGCGGCCTGGGCGCCGGGTTCGTGGGCTGGGCGAACCGGTTCTTCTCGCGCGGCCGGTCCAGCGGCGGCCAGGGCACCGGCGGCCAGGGGTTCGCGCACGGCGGGGTGGTGCAGCGGTTCGCCGACGGCGGCGTCGTGGGCAACCTGCTGGGCTGGGTGCCCGGCATCGGCGACGACCTCAAGGCGCTGTGGACCGACCCGAAGGGCTGGATGCTCTCCCGCGTCGGCGGCAACCGCTGGGTCGAGATGCTGGCGACGCTGCCGGCACAGCTGATCGACAAGGGCGCCACGTGGCTGTGGGAGAAGATCAAGAGCACGTTCTCGTTCAGCAGCGACGACGCGGCCGCGGCGGCCGGACGCGCCGGCGGAGCCCCGTCGGGCTGGCAGGCCATGTGGTCGATCATCTCCGCCCAGTTCCCGTCCGCGACGCGCAACAGCGATTTCAGGCCCGGCGACCCCGGCTACCACGGCAAGGGCCGCGCCATCGACATCGGCGGCCCGATGGACGCGGTCAACCGCTGGATCGCGCAGGTGTACCCGAACAGCACCCAGCTGATCTACACGCCGGGCGTGAACCTGCTCAACGGCCGGCCGTTCACCTACGACGCGCCCACCCGCGCGGACCACTACGACCACGTGCACTGGGCGTTCGACGAGGGCGGATACCTCCCCGAAGGGGTGTCGACGGTGTTCAACGGCACCGGCCGCCCGGAACCGGTGCTCACGCCGCAGCAGTGGGAACAGCTCGGCGCGCAGCCGCGCGCCGGCGACCTCGAGGGGATGCGCATCACCGGGTCGCTCGACCTGGGCGACGGGCTCGTCGGGCTCGTCGACGGGCGAATCGAATCCGCTGGCCAGGCCACCGGCACGGCCATAACTCAACGACGGAGGTAGAACCCGATGGCCGCGATCCGCGCGATGCGCAACTACGTGATCGGCTCGCTCAGCGTGGCGGCGACGATCAGCACGACCACCCTCAACAGCGCAGGGTTCGCCGCGCTGCCGGACACCTACAGCGCGACGCAGTACCTGCCGCTGACGTTGCAGGACCCGCTCAGCGGCGAGTACGAGATCGTCTGGGTCACCGCCCACACCGCGGGCGACAACAACGTCACCGTCGCCCGCGGCAAGGAGGGCAAGGCCGCGCGTGCCTGGCCGCAGAACACGCAGATCGGCTGCAACCCGACCCTGCGCGACATCCTGAGCTGGGGAGCGTCCGGAGCGCGGCCGGCGGATGCGCATCTCGGCATGCACTGGGTCGACACCGACACCAAGCAAGAGCTGACGCTCACGGAAACGGCGGGGTGGCAGGCCGCCGTCGGCATCGCGCGGGCCGCGCAGGTCGGCCCGCGCCGCAGCGGTGCGGCGATCCCGTCCACGGCGACGATCCTCGAGAAGCCGGGGCACGTGACCTCGATCGCGACCAACGGCGCGGGACTGTGCACGGTCACCTACTCGGTCGCGTTCCCGACCGCGACGATCGGCTGGGTCGCCACGCCGACCAACGGCATCGAGTTCAACGGCACGTTCACGATGGACGCCGAGACGGCCAGCGGCTTCACCGCCTACGCCTGGCGGCACGACGGGCTGCCCCACACCAACAGCACCGTCAGCTTCTACTACGTGGCGACCGGGTACTGACCGATGGCGCTCGGCACGAGCTACCTGGGCGGGGCACCGCTGGCCGGAGAGCCGCTGTCCCCGCAGACCACGCCGGGCGTCCACCCGACGCCGGGCGGCGACGGAGCGTTCCTGTGGACGATCCTGCCGTACTGGGCGCCGCTGGCCGGCGGCGTGCTCGCCGGCGGCGCGCTCTACCCGACGTACCCCGGCGGGGGAGTGACCCTCGAACCCGATCCGGAACACGGCGTCATGCGGGTCCGGGTGTGGTGGCCCAACGCCGCGGCGTTGCAGATCCTGCGGGTGGACGCCGCCGGCGTGCGTACACCGGTGCGCGGCGGCTACCCGCTGGTCGTGCAGGGCAGCACCCGCACCAACCGCTCGACCAACCCGACCATCACCAGCGGGCTGACCGGCTACACCGCGGGCACCGGCGCACCGACCCTGGCCGCGGTCGCGCGCACCGACGAGGTCGGCGGCCAGGCGGTGCGCGCCACCGTCGCCGCGGCCGGCACGGACGAACTCGTCGTGCCCGGCGTGCTGGGCCGCACCACCGCGGTGACGATCGGCGTCGACCTGTGCCTCTCGGCGCTGCCCAGCGGCGTCACCATCACCGTCGCCTGGGTCAACGCGGCTGGCACCGCGCTGGCCTCGACGACGGCGACGCTGACCACCGACCAGGTCACCGCCAGCGTCGACCAGTACTACCGCCAGGTCGTGCGCCTGGTGCCGCCGGCCAACGCGAACGCCAGTTCGTCGATCCGGATCGCCGCGACCGGCATGCCGGCGGGCGGGTGGCTGGCGGTCGACCGCGTCACCCTCGACGAGCAGGACACCGACGGCAGCTACATCGACGGCAACTCGGTCGGCGCCCGCTGGACCGGAACGCCGGAGCTGTCCACGTCGGTGCTGGCACCGCAGCAGGTGCTCGTCGACGGCGAGTGTCCGCTCGACGTGCCCGTGCAGTACCTCATCGCCTCACCCGGCCTGGCCGGCGGCGCGATGCTGTCGGCCGTCGGCGTGCTCGACAGCCTGGGCCGCACCTGGCTGACACACCCGTCGTGGCCGGACGCGCCGCGGGTGGTGCAGGTGCAGGGCAGCGCGCCGGTGCTCACCTACGGACTCGAGCAGGGCGTCTTCCGGGTGCTCGACCGGGCCCGGCCGATCGTGCGCAGCGCGGCGGTGCGGCAGTCGGCCACGGGCACGATCAACCTGGGCGGCCTGAGCATCGAGGAGAAGTACACGCTCGAGGCCATGTTCGCCGACCTGTCGCCGCTGCTGCTGCGCACGCCGGCCGACTACGACCCGGACGACCTGTGGATGTCGCTCGGCGAACTGACCAAGGACCCGGAGGGCCGCAAACCGTGGCAGGAGACGCGGGTCTACCGGGCGCCCTTCGTCGAGGTCGAAGCGCCCGACCCTGCGCTGACGTGAGGGGGACCGCATGTGGCCGCTGACGAGCCGCGTCGAGACCGCGCTGCGGCAGTCGCACACCTTCGTCCTGCGCGCCACCGCGTACGGCGCCTACGGCGTGCGGTCGATCCCGATCAACTCGACCGGGTCGCGCACGAGCGACTCGTCGTCGCAGGTGCGCGGTCAGGCGTCGATCGAGACCGACATCGGGCTGTGGGACGTCGACCCGCGGTCGATCATCTCCACGACCGGCACGGAGATCCAGGTCGATTTCGGGATCGTGCTGCCCGGCCGCGGGCCCGTCGACGCCCGCACGACGTGGATTCCGCAGATCCGCGGAGTCCTGGCCAAGGCCTCTCGCGAGCGGCCGATCCCCGCCGGCGGCGCGATGCCGCTGCACCTGTTCGACCGGTCGCTGCGGATCGCGGAAGATCGTCTCACCGCGCCGACGCAGACCGTCAGCGGTGCGCTGACCACCGCCGAGATCCGGCGGCTGATCCAGCGCACGTTCGGCCTGTCGCAGACGGTGCGGGACCTGACCGGCTCGACGAAGGTCGCACCCGTGCTGGACATCGAGCGCGACGTCTGGGCCGACGGCGTCGAGAAGCTAGCCGACTCGATCAGCGCAGAGGTGTACGCCGACCCCGTCGGCGACTTCGTGATCAGGCCGCAGCCGCAGCTGGGCGACAACCCGGTGTGGGTGGTCAACAGCGGGTCCGGCGGCATCCTGGTCCGCCGCGGCGACGAGGTGTCGCGCGAGCAGGTCTACAACGGCGTCGTCGTGCGCGGCGAGCGCACCGACGGCACCGCGCCGGTGACCGCGACCGTGTGGGACGACGACCCCGCCAGCCCGACCTACTACCTGGGCCCGTTCGGCAGGAAACCGCGGTTCTACTCGTCGCCGCTGCTGACCAGCGTGCAGCAGTGCATCGACACCGGGCGGGCGCTGCTGGCCAGGGTCAAGGGCGCCGGCGCGACCGTCGCGCTCGACGCCATCGTCAATCCAGCGCTGGAAAGTGGTGATGTCGTTGTGGTCCACGACGAAGGAGTCCGGCAGACGCACATGCTGGGCAGGGTCAGTGTGCCGTTCTCGCCGAGCAGCACGCAGCCTCTGGAGACTCGCACGCTCGATCTGCCGCAGGAGACGTGACGTGGCCTCCACCGAAGACGCGGTGCAGGAGAGGTTCGATGACCTGGTCGACAGCCTGCTCCAGATCGGCAAGGTCACCGGCACCGCCGTGGGCGGCAAGGTCGTCGTCTCCCTGCGCGGCGGCACGATGACCCTGCCGCGCCTCAAGTCCTACACCCCGACGACGAACGACGCCGTGCTCGTGCTGTGCGTCAAAGGCGCATTCGTCGTGCTGGGCACCGCCGCCACCACCTGATCCCCACCTGAACGGAGTCCGCCCGATGGCCCTCGACAACCTGGACAAGATCGCCGCGCTGGCCGCGCGCACCTCCTACGTGGAACGCGTGCGCGTCGCCGCGGTGGCGCACGCCGTCACCGTGGCGAAGGAGCTCGACGCGGACCCGACGCGCGACGCGCTGCGGCGCAGCCTGGCGCAGCGCGTGCTCGAGGCACCGGAGGACTACGCGCCGAAGTTCGCCTACGCCACGGCCGCCAACCTGGCGGTCAACCCCGACGTGAACCAGGACAACCCCACCGCCGAGCACATCGCGTACGCCGTCGGAGACGTCTGGAACGCGTTCGCCGGCGCGGCGCCCACGGCGCCGCAGGCCTGACGGGCGACCGCCTGGCCGTCCCGCGCGGCCAGGCGGTCACACCTCGTCGGGGCAGGTGTTCCTGGTCCTGGTCGCTCCTCACGACTTCCGACCGGGGAGGCCTGTGTGCTGTCACATCGAGCGCTGGCTGCGCTCACCAGCGTGATCGCCCTGCTGTGGGTGGTGAACGCGGTCGTCGGGTGGATCGATCCGACGCGCCGCCAGGACACCGTCAGCGCCGCGTTCATGTTCGTACTCGCGATCCTCTACCGCGGCCTGCAACGCAAGGCCGCAGCGCTGCCGGGCGCGCCGGACGCGCCGGACGACCCCGACGACCCCGACGCTCCGGACCCGCAACCGGAGGACGACCCGCCGGCGCTCAACCGCGTACGCCGCGCCCTGGGCGACCTGGTCGCCGGAGAGGCACCTGCACCACGTCGAGGGCAGGAGGACGACTCGTGATCCTCGACTGCCTGCAATCGGTGATCACCTGCGCGGCCTGGTCGATGGTGGGCGCCACCCTGGGCGTGCTCGTCGACCGGGCCGCGTGCCGTGATCACCCACTCAACCGTGCGGAGGTCAGCATGCACACGAGCGACGATCAGGTGCCCGTCGGGCCGCGCCGCTGGCGCTGGTGGTGGCGGCCGACCACCAGCCCGATCGTGCCGTTGTTCCTGGTGCTGATGGCGATGTTCACCGCAGGCCAGGCGGTGCAGAACCGGTCCCGCAACGACGCCCAGGACGTCGAGACGCGCCGGGTGCTGGCCTGCCAGGTCGTCTACGCCAACGCCGTGGCCGACGCGCTCGACGCGCGCACGCAGGCCAGCGGTGAGGCGCAGGCGGCACTCGACCGGCTGGTGACCGCGGTCGCCGAGACGCTGCGGACCGGTCCGCAGGCCAACCAGCGCGTGCAGCAGGCCGTCGAGGAGTACCTCGAGGCGCGGGCCCGCAGCCGCGACGCCCAGCAGCGCAACCCCTACCCCGCACCACCGCGCGAGGTGTGCACGAAGTAGCGCGGCCCCCGACTGGAGAGGTGACGACGTGGGCACACGAGGGATCGACGTTTTCCGTATCTACCAACAGGTTCAGGACTGGCGCGCCGTCCGCAACGCCGGCGTCGAGTACTGCTGGGCCAAGGCCACCAACGGCACCAGGATCGCGTTCAACAACGACGCCGCGCGCACCCCGGCGCCGGCCGACCCGACCGTCGCCGGGTGCCGCAGCGTCGGCATCGCGCCCGGCCTGTACGGCTACGCGCTGCCCGGCGACCCGATCGCCCAGGCCGACGCCCTGGCCGACGAGGTCATCCGGCTGGGCTGCCGCGGGCCCGGCACGCTCCCGCCGGCGCTCGACCTGGAGGAGCCCGGCACGAAGTCCACGGACTTCGCGGTCAGGTTCCTGCGCCGGCTCCAGGAGCGCATCGGCCAGCAGCGCGTCGCCATCTACATGAGCGCGTCGTGGGCCGCGGAGCTGCGGCCCGACACCTGGAACGTCCCCGGCCTGATCATCTGGATCGCCGCCTACGGCAGCAACAACGGCGCCCGCGGCGCGGTCCCGTACTACCGCGGGCGCACCGACGTGCACCAGTTCACCTCGACCGGCCTGCACCTGGTCCCCGGCATCAGCTCGTCGGGACTCGACGTCAACGAAGCGGACATCGCACTGAGCACCCTGCTCGGCGGAGAGGATGACGACATGTTCACGGACAACGACCGCGCCAAGCTCGACCGGCTGAACGCCTTCCTGGCGGAGTCGGCCAACGCGCCCGGCGGACAGACCGTGCACGACGCGATCTGGCGCAACGGCGACGCCCTGGCCCAGGTGATCGCCAACCAGGGCGCGCAGAACGAGGTGCTCGCCCAGGTCGCCCGGAACCCGGAGATCACCGCCGACGCGCTGGGGGAGCGCATCGACACCGCGGTCGCCCGCGCGACCACCGGCCTGGCGCAGACCCTGGTCGAGCGCCTCAGCGCGCAGCTGATGGCCGCCGTTACCCCCGCGCTGCTCGAGGTCGTGGGCCAGGACAACGCCGAGCAGGCCGACGCCGTCGTCGAGGCGCTGGCACGGCGCCTGAACGCCCAGCACGGCACCATCATCGCCCAAGTGACCGGGGGCGACGATGCCTGAGTACCTCTCCCTGGCGTCCCTGCTGGGCCTGCTGATCACCGTCGCGATCCCGATCGCGAACGGCCTGCTGACCCGATGGGACGCACCCGGCGCCCGCGCGGTGTTGCAGCTGGTGCTCAACGGCGCGAACGGCTTCCTCGTCGAGTGGCTCGACAGCCTCGACGGCCTGGGCAGCGGCAACGCGTTCAACGTGGGAGAGGCGCTGGTGCGCGCGGTGACGTCGCTGGTCCTGGCGATCGCCGTGCAGTCCGGTGTCTGGGCGCCGCTGGGCGTGTCCGACCGCGCCAAGGCGGCCGGCGTCGGTGCCCGCTCGGCACCCTGAGACCGTAGGCAGACAACGGCCTGGTGTCGCACGCGTGAGCGTGCGGCACCAGGCCGTTTCGTCGTGATCAGGCGGTGTGGTCCAGCGCGATGCTGGTCAGGCACCCACCGCGCGGGTTGCCGAGATCGCTGACCTTGAACGGGACGGCCTTGCCCCGAACGACCAGATCGCCGGGCAGCATCAGCGTGTCGGCCACGGCGACGAGGTCGCGCAGCTCCGCCAACGTCACGGTCCGGTGGCTGCTGCTGGCCACCGTCGAGGGCAGTTCAACGGGCACGGCGTACTCCTGTCGATCGAACGGGCGATGTGGTCGGTGCTGCGGCGTGTCGGGTGTACGCGGCGCGCGAGACGTGGTGTTCTCTGCGCCTACGAGAACGCCGCGCCGACGCACCCCCATCGGGCAGCGGCACCGCATTCCCGGCGCCCGCACGCTCTCCGTGCGGGCGCCGGTCGTTGCAGGGGCACGGATCACGCTGCCGCACTGCCGAGCTGCACCAGCTGCACGGCGTTCTGCACGAACTGGTGGGCGGTCGGCCGCGGTGGAAGCTGGGTCAAGCCGTTCTGCACGAACAGCACCCTGCGCTGCACCACCTCGTCGAGGGCGTGCAGCTGGATCCCCGCCGCTGTCCACGCCCAGCCACCTACACGGTTCCAGCACCACCCGCGCACCGTGCTGCCCGGCGACGACCAGCTCGACACGACGAACGTCGTCCGGTCCATCACCAGCACGCGCAGCTCGAACGCCACCGCGCCCCGGTAGCTCACACCGATGCGGGCGCGCTCCGCCAGGGCGCGCAGACACTCGCTGACGTAGGGAATCGCGTCACCGTCCGGCATCACCGCAGCCGTTGCCCATCTCGCAGCCATCAGAACAGCCTCTCTTCCTGGTCCGGGTGATCGGCCAGCAGCGCGCGACCGATGTCGTGCACCGGGCTCATCTTGATTCGCAGGCGGTTGTGGTCGTACCGGCGCGTCGTGCGCGGATCCGAGTGGTTCAGCGCGACCTGTAGGTGATCCAGCGAGCACCCCCGGTCGAGCGCCAGCGTCGCGAACGTGTGTCGCAGGCTGTGCGGGGTCAGCCGCGCCGGATCCGGGATGGCCGCGGCGATCGCGACCTTGCGGATCACCGAGAACACCCACGACCGCCGCACCTGGCCGCCGCTGCGCGTGCTGAACAGCCACCCCTCCTGGCCCTGGCGTCCCACCAGCCGGCGGTCGATCAGCTCGGCTGCCGGACCCAGCGGCATCGGCTGCCACACACCACCCTTGCGCAACACGTTGATCACGCGCTCGCCGTTCTGGTACCCCAGCTTCTCGAGGCGCATGCCGCAGACCTCCGACACCCGCGCGCCGGTCGTCAGCATCACCGCGACGATCACGCTGTCGCGGTCGGCCGCCCGCCGCGTGTCCGCACCGCGTGCCTGCGCCACCAGACCGAACGCGGCCCTGGTAACCCGCCGCGCCTCGTCGAGCGTCAGCCACGACGTCGTTGACGCGCTGGAATCGATCTCCGGGCGGTCGACGTAGTCCATCGGGTTGCGAAGCAGCACCTCGCGCTTCACCGCCAGGTCGTAGAACGAGGACACGGCTGCCAGGCGGCGCGCCACCGTCGCCGGCGCGGGAACCCTCCCACCGCGCACCGGCGTGCTCTCCAACCACCGTGCGTAGAGCGCGGCGTGCACTCCCCGCACCTCGAGCGGCGTCAGTTCGACGTGCTCGTCGAGCCACCCGATCCACCGATCCCAGTCGCGCGCGTACGCCTCCCGGGTGTTGTGGCTGCGCTGCTTCGCGATCCACTCGACGTAGAGCTCGTCGACCACGGACTGCCGCGGGTCGGCGATCCTGACCTCAGCGCCCGGATCGTCCGCCGGCAGCAGCTCGCCCTCGAGAACCTCGTGCTCGTCGGTGTGCTCGTCGGTCACGCCCCGCCCCCGTTCGGCCGCCACCGACTCCGCCGGGGACTGTGCGGCGCCAGATACCGCGCGATCACCAGGTCGTTGAGGCGCTGCTGATGCGGCCTGTGCCGGACGATCGGGCCCGGAGTCACGTCGACGCGGTAGCCGTCGTCGGACCACCGTTGGCCGCAGTCCACCGCGTACCGACGTTCGTCGTGGTGGGGGAGCGGCAACACCGGCTGCTGCACCTCCCAGCGCCCGGTGTGCCATGCCCGGCCGCGGCCCGGCCACCCGCTGCGACGAACCGACTCGAGGTCAGGCCACACCCGGTCCGCGGCCGACGAGAGCAACCACGTGATGATCTCGTCGACGTAGATCCGGTCGGCCCGCATGCCGCGGCCGGTCGGCTGCGCCTGGAACGACCGCACCGCCCGCTGGTACTCGGCGGCCAGCTTGTGCGCCGCCGACGTCCGGATCATCGAGCGCATGGTCTCCGACCGTGCCAGATGACCTCGCAACGCGTCGTAGAAGCCCGCCACGTCCGGCCGCGCAGCGAGATCGGCGGACCTGCGCACCAGCATCTCGTCGTGGAACAGGTGACACGCCCCGCAGTACGCGCGACGAACATCCTCCGGGTGCCAGGACTGCCGACCGCACTGCGGGCAGGTGATCGAGCCGCTCATGCCCGTCCCCCCTGCCACCGCTGCGCACGCACCCAGCGGCGCACGGTCATCTCGCAGCCGCTGATCAGCACGCCGCCGTTCGCCGCGCCCAGGTGCGTCGAGCGCTGCCGGCAGCCGCAGCGACACCTGGTGCGCGACCGGGCGCCGACCGGCACGAGGTACCGGCGGTGCTGGGACGCCGACGACCAGGTTCCCCACGTGTCACCGTCCCCGTCGAGGAGCACCAGGGCGTGCTGCCGATCGTGCAGCCGGCGCGCGGTCGCGTTCACGACTCACCGCCGGCCTGCTGCGCCATGAGGGACGCGGCACGCTGCGCCGTGAGGGCTGCGGCGCGGTACCTCCGCATGTACTCGCCGGTAACTTCCAGCTCTCCCGACGCGCCCAGCCGCCACACCCCGCGCGTGCGCGGAGCGTCGCACTCGTAGCGGACGAACCGAGTTTCACTGACCGCCACGTCCAGCGACTCGAACGGCCGCGCGTCGCTGTGCGCCAGGTTCGGCCACCGGGCGACATGCCCGTCGAGTTGACCGCCGTAGAACCGCAGCACGTGGTCGTCGGGCGCGGCCGCCGCGGGGAAGAGCTCCTGCCACCACTCCGCGGCGTAGGGCGGCACGTGGTCGCACCCGGCCTGACACAGCGCATCGCCCTGCGGACCGTCCGACGGCAGCTCGTCGTCGGACGCGGCCGGATCGGGGGAGAGCTCCCGCAACGGCTCTGCACCGTCGAGCGTGTCGCGCAGACCGTAGGGCTCGTCGGGCACGCGGCCCCACTGCTGGGCCCAGGCGATCCAGTCCTCGATGCGCTCGACCGCGGCCTGCGCCTGGGGAGTGTCGGCCCAGATCACCACCGCGCGCTGAAACCTGGCCCAGTCCGCCGCGCCGGGCACGGGCGGCAACACGTCGAAGTCGCCGCGGTCGAGCACCGCACGAAACGCGGCGTCGGCTCCCCGGTCGACGTCCTGGCGCGGTTCGCCCTGGTCAGGAACTTCCTCGTCTGAGTCAGACGGGTGATCCTCAGATCCAATAGTTCTGTCCATAACATGCATTATGGTCTGAACTCACGAGGCGAAGGGGGAAGCGCGTCGAGTTCGGAATTCGGTTGCGCGCGCCATGCCGACAGCCAACACCACACCTCGCTGCTGCGAGGTCAACGACACGCAGGAGAACAAGGTGGCCGACGAGAACGCCAAGGGTGTCATCTTCACCAACGCGGCCAGCCGGGAGTACCGGTTCGACGATGGGCGCAGGATCGACGTCGACGCACACGGCAACCTGCTGGTGATGGACGAGAACAGTCTCACCATCGCGATCATCAGGGTGGGCTTCTGGACCGACGCCCGCCTCGGGGACACCCCGACCAACTTGTGAGCGCTGGCCGTGAGCGAAGAGGGCCCCGCACATCGTGCGGGGCCCTCTTCGCTCACGTTGGTGGTTACGAGCGCACGACTTGTTCGTCCTCGGCGAGGCCGAGCGCCACGTCGGACACCATCGACAGGTTCCGCACGGCGTCCGGCCAGGAGAGACCGCCCTCGATCGGAGGGGCGTCGGCATCCGGCGAGGTGGTGTAGGACCACGTCACCCGCAACCGGTCGTCGGTGATCGTCGGCCACAGCTCACCGGCCCAGCGGCCGCGGGCCTCGCCGGTGTACGGCGGCCGCGCTCCGCCGGCGGTGAGCAGCACGCACCCCCGGTCGTGATCCGGCCACGCCGAGCGGTACCTGCCGTCCGCCGTGGTCAGCACGGCACCGCCACCGCCCAGCACGATGGTCCACGTCGCGGCCCCCTCGTGGTACTGCTGCTCGTCCCGCGGCACCAGCAGCCACGCCTCGGCCAGGCGGCGCGCGCTCAGGGCGGTCGATCCCAGCTCCGGGCCCAGCCTGTAGGCGACGTGCTGCGCCTCGGCCCAGTCCTCGTCGTCGAGGTGCGGGTGCACCCGGAAGTGCCAGCCCGGCGACGTGTCGCCGAGCTCGCGCGCCCACCGGGCGCTGACCCTGACGAGCTGGTGCACGCGGTCGCCGTGGTGCACCGCGCCGTACCGGCCCTCACCGGTCCGCGACCACCGCAGGAAGTCCCCGAACCACTGCCTGCTCACGCCCGGACCTCCGTATCCTCGCCATCGCGCGGGTTCCCGATCGTCATCGCTGATCACCACGTCCGGCGCGTACCCCAGAGCTGCTGATAGTGATGCTGTCGATAGTCCCGGCCTGCACCGCGTTGCCGCTGACCTCGGTGATGCTGTTCGACACCTCGCCGTCGGGCGCGCTGGCGTCGCCGATGCGCCCGGCCTGAACGGCGTGACCGGTCACCTTGCCGATGCTGTTGCGTGTGCTCATCGCGCTACCTCCGGGTAGGGGGGACCATCTAACTCGTGGATGATCGGGGTGGTGGTCATCGGCCTGGTGAAGGCTCGGCGGTGTCCTCGCGCATCGCGATCACGTACGCCGACGGGTTCTCGTGGATGGCGCGCTGCGCGATCACGATGAACTCCTCGGGGGGTGGCGTCTTCGACGACAGGTTGCCGAGTTCGTGCCACTCGACATCGCCGTTCGCGACTCGCGCCTTGTCCTCGAACTGCGTGATGTCGAACGGCCGCAGGCAGTAGGCCCACCCCGTGCTCTCGCTGTACCGCCACCCGGCGATGATCGTGCCCGGCTCGCTGTAGAAGTCGAATACCTCGACGCGCTCGTTGGAGACCTCGACCTCGAACGGCTTGATCGCGATGCCGGAGTTGGGGTGCTGCTCGCGCAGCAGTGCGAGCACGCAGCGCGTGGCGTAGCTCATCGACGTCTTCGACCGCAGCGCCGCGGCGAGCCGCAGGCACCGGACGTCGGCGTTGCCGAAGAGCAGGGTGCCGCCGTCGCGGAAGTGGATGCCGATCGCGTCGAGCACGAGCGCGGACGACCGTACGAAGTCGTCCTCGTCGTACACGTGGTCGGCGAGCGCTGCGCCGGCGTCCGCGCGTAACGCCAGTCCGAACCGGCGACGTGCCTCGTCGGCATCGGCCGGCGGCTGGTTGGTGGTCATGGAACCTCCTACGGTGCGGGGCTGTCAGCTGCCTGCGCATCCGCTGCGCGGCAGAAGTAGCAGTGCGGTCGCTCGTCGACCTCGAGGCGCTGGACCCGGTCGGCCAGCGTGGTGCGGCCGCACAGGGTCGACAGCACGCCTGACCGCGGCTGTGTCGGGTACAGGTGCATCGCCTGGTCGTCCAAGCAGAGTCGCCACGTCCACATCGCTACCTCTTCGCCGTCGACCGAACTAAGCACAGCGATGCGGTGCGCCATAGCGGATTTGTCGTTTTTGACTAGCAAGTGGGGGGCTCGCCAACGTCGATGACGTCGGGCCTCTCCCGGCGGGCCTGGGCGCGCTTGAGCGCTCGTCCCAGGCCGATCAACTGCTCCCCCAGGTCGTCTTCGACCTCGTGCAGCGGCGTGGTGAACTCGATGCTCCCCGTCTCGGTGTCGAGCACGCGGAAGATGTACTTCGCGATGGCCTGATTGGCGACCGTGAGCTGTGAGAGCAGCAGGTGGTCGGGGCGCGAGATCATCAGATCACCTCGATCGTGCTGAGCCGTGGTGAGCGCGAGGTCGAAGCGCTCGCGCTCACCACGATCCGGTGCCGCCCTGCTGCGCGGTTGCAGGGCGGCTGCCTGGGGATGGCAGCCCGTGCCGCGTTGGCTGCGGCCTCGGTTGCCAGATTGCTGGCCCACACGTCCTGGTGTGTGGCCATGAGCGCGCGGATCTCGGTGACTCGCCTGCGGCGGTGCAGGCGGCCGCGGATCAC